TTATGGGTGCTACTGTACCCGGAACAAGTATGCCATGGAATGGTACTGGTGAAGGGAGAACCTCGACCGAAACTGGTTTATCGTGATTTAATGCATTGGTAATTTTGTGCAGTAAATATTTAATTCTATATTTAAAACGTTCAAAGAGGTAAAGTTGGCTACATACGAAAGAAAAGACTACAATTATAGAGTTTACGACTTTAAATCTGTAGGTGAAAGGCTGGAGCAGTTTAAGCAGTCCCGTCGATTAAATGATGTCAGCAGACAGCCCATCGGAATTAAAACTCCGGTAGCTTTAAGCCATGGTGAAGCTGGTTTGTTAGACATGCATTATGATTTAGGAGCACAAATTAAAGATAATTTTAGAAATATGCTGTTGACTAACCACGGAGAAAGATTGGGGCATTATGATTTTGGAGCAAACCTTACCGAACTAGCTTTTGAGTTTGGAAACGAAAACTTCGATAATGAAGCAATGCTAAGAATAAAAGAAACAGTACAAAAATACATGCCCTTTCTTGTTTTAGAAAATTTTGAACCATTTAAGAAATTATTGGGAACATCTAACGACTTAGCCGTGGTGGGTATGAGAATAAATTATTCAGTTCCAGCTGCAAGATTAAAAAAACAACAAATTGAAGTAATTATTTACGCTGCAGGATAAAATAAAATGCCAAAAGATTCCAACAAGTCATATTTAGCCAAAGATTTTACTTCTTTGCGCGCTGATCTTTTAAGTTATGCTCAGACATATTTTTCAGAACAGATAAGAGATTTTTCTGAAGCTTCTATGGGCGGTTTACTTTTAGATATGGCTGCATATGTAGGCGACACTATGTCGTTTTATTTAGATTATCAGTTTAAAGAATTAAACCCGCAAACCGCTATAGAATCTCAAAACGTGGTTAATCATGCGAAAAATGCTGGTGTAGATATAGTTGGAGCTTCTCCTGCGGTAGTTGATGTAACTTTTACAATACAAGTCCCATCTAAACAAAAGGCAGATGGATCATATGAGCCAAACCCAAGTTATTTACCAGTTATTAAAGCTTTAAACACAGTTTTGGTTGCTAGCAATGGAGTTAGTTTTACTTTAGAGTCTGATTTAGACTTCGGTGAAAAAAATGATGACGGTATTTTATTGGCTGCTTACAGAACATTCAGCCAACTTTCTTCCGGCGCTCCAGGACAATATATATGTTCAAGAGCTGCTTTATGTATGTCTGGAAAAACGGTTGTAGAAAATTTTAGTATAGCAAATATTAATAAGCCATTTAGAAAGATAACCTTAACCAATACCGATGTTTCAGAAATTATATCAGTAAGGGATTCACAAAACAACACTTACTATGAAGTAGAATCTCTTACTCAGAATGTAGTTTATAGAAGAGTTAAAAATATAGACGAAAATAAAGATATTGTAGATTCTAATTTTGAGATTTTACCTGCACCCTATAGATTTATAAAAGAGACAGATTTTAACACTAGACTAACCACTATTCAGTTTGGGTCTGGAGATGCAGATTCTTTAGATGATGATATTTTACCTGATCCAAGCCAACTAGCTTTACCACTTTACGGTAAAAAAGTTTTTAGTAGATTTTCTATAGATCCTAATTCTTTAATGAAAACAAAAACTCTCGGTATATCACCTAAAAATACCACTATAGAAGTTTTATATAGATATGGCGGCGGTTTACAGCACAATGTATCAGCTAACACAATAACAAATATGGCCACTGTTAATGTTGTTTATCCATCAGAAGCAGCAGATGATCAAGCTGGTGGTACAGTAAATAGTATGGCAGTAAATAATTTTAAATCCGCTTCCGGAGGTGCTCCAGCTTTAACCTTGGACGATTTAAAAACTCAAATATCTTCTGCCAGAAATCAACAATCAAGAATTGTGACTCAACAAGACTTGTTAGCTCGTATATACACTATGCCCAATAATTACGGAAGAGTTGTAAGAGCTGGGCTAAGAAAAGATGAGAGAAACCCGCTAGCAACGCAACTGTTTGTTATAAGTCAAGATGCCAGTGGAAAGATGAGAACTTCTCCAGATGCTCTTAAAAAGAATTTGCGCAAGTATCTTAATGAGTTTAGATTAATTTCAGACGCTATTGACATTTTAGATGCTATCATCATAAATTATGGAGTAGAGTTTACTCTTATATGTCATCCACATACGAATAAATCTCTGGTAGTTGCGAACGTGCTAGCTAGATTACAAAATATCTCTCAGATAAAATTCTTTCAGATAGATCAACCATTAGTAGAAGCTGATATTATTAATACCATTATTAGCACTGACGGTGTTCTATCTCTAGTTAGTTTAAAAGTGGTTAATTATTCTGGGGTTAGAGAAGGGAGATATTATAGTGATTATGCTTTAGATATGTCAAAAAATAAATTTAAGGGTTTATATGTCGGACCCCCTGGATCTATCTTTGAGCTAAGACACCCATCTACAGATCTTATCGGAAACGCGGAGTAGTTCAATGTATTTAATTTTAACCGCAAGTAAAGATGCTTACATAACCAACAAAATTATTTCTAATAAATTTAGAGCTACTGATGCTAATACTGGTTATGCCGGCACTTTAGATATTTTTAAGCTCTATGCTGAATCAACTTCAGGGTCTAGTTCAACGCCCAAAGAATTAAGCCGAGCTTTGATAAAATTTGATTTATCTCCCTTGGTTTCTCTTAGCTCTTCATCTTTAGATTTAAATTCGTCTACTTTCGAGGCTAAATTAAAACTTTATGATATTTTAGGAGGCCAGGCCACTCCTTCTGATTTTAATTTGGTAGTTTATCCATTATCTCGATCGTTTGATGAAGGAATAGGAAGAGATGTTGCATCTTTTGCAGATTTAGATATTTGTAATTTTATAACGGCATCTTATGCTACAGGCTCAACTCAGTTGTGGGCTATGAGCGGAGCAAACTCTACCGGATTAATGGGGTCAAAAAATATTGATATTATGACTTCTGGTAATTTAGGGTCGGGAATAGTAGATTTTGGAGCTTCTCAAAACTTTATAAAGGGTAACGAAGATTTAAATGTAAATGTTACTACTTTAATATCGGCATCTTTAGCTAATATATTACACAATGAAGGTTTCAGAGTTTCTCTTTCTGGTTCTGAAGAAACAGACCAAAAAACTAGATTTGTAAAAAGGTTTTCTTCTCGGCACGCTTCAGATAAGCTCAGAGTACCCCAGCTTCATATAAGCTGGGATGATACAATAGCTGATCACCACAACGATTTTATTTTTGATGTAAGCGGATCGCTATTTTTAAACAATTATCAGCGTGGATCAAAATCAAATTTAGTATCTGGGTCTTCTGCCACCGCTATATCTGGAGATAATTGTATTATACTAAAGCTGCAAAAGGGAGATTTTTCTCAATACATAACGGGGTCGCAGCATAAAGCTGGCACTACTAATTCTGTTGTTACAGGATTGTATTCCGCATCATTTGCAGTAGACAGTTTCACCTCAACGAAAGTAAACACAAAAACCCAAACCTCTTTAATGGACGTTCTTAATAAATCCGGATCGGTTACTTTTGATGAATATTGGTTATCTTTAGATGAAACTATTGCATACCACACTGGGGCTTTAGAAGTTAAAAGATCACGGTCTACTTCATACTCTAGTCAACCTTCTGATTTACAATTTAGGTTTTTTAATCTCGGTCAAGAATATGGACCTACAGATATAGTGACTTTAAGAGTCTTTGTTAACGATCTAGCTATTCCAGAGAAAGTTTATAAAACTCCCTATAGTAAAAAATCAATTATTCTTTCCAAACTATATTATAGAGTCAAGGATATTATCTCTCAAGAGATTGTTATTCCTTTTAAAACATCTAATAATGCGACTAAATTTTCGGTAGATTCTGAAGGAATGTATTTTGATTTTAGAATGGAGAGTTTACCCCCAAACAGGTCATATGTATTTGAATTGCTGGTGAAAGATTTTGGTTTAAATCAAACTTTTGAAAATGCTAGTGCTAATTTTAGGGTGGTTGAGTCATAATGGCTGGAGGTAACAGTTTTTGGGGTAACAGTTTATTCTCACCCGCAATAGTTTCTAAAATGGTGCAGGGAACAGGCACCACCACATCTATTACTTTAGAATCTCTTTCCGGTGCCAATGTTCAGAGTACTGCAAGTTATGATTTTGAAGCAGTCGGTGCCGCGCTTAAATCAACTCAACAAATTCCTCTAGATTGGACTAAATTTGAAAATCACACCTTTTTTGACTCTGCTGAGTCAAAAATTAATGTTGCTTTTGACACCATAATAAATTATTTTCCTTTTGATGGAACTCGTGAAGATATAGAGACTTTTATTGATTCTCTTACTGGTTTTGAAAAATACGTTTATGATAGATTCCCTAGAAGCAAAGGTTTTCTACATTTTTCCGGCACCCAGCCGGGAGAAGATCCCGGATCGGGTTTTGCTGCCGCGTTAGGAACTCATATAGTTGTTCAAGATACCGCAGGAGCTCTTTATCCATCTATATCTCGTGATAATACTGGTGATGCTGTTCTAGATCCAGGCTTGGATAGCATGTCGCTAGAATTTTACATGCAAATCCCAGCTGAGAGTAATGATAACCAAATTATTATGCAGAAACTGTCAGGGTCTTCTCATGGAATAACTCTAGCTCTTTCTCAATCTAGCTTGTCTACTAGGTGTGATTTAATATTTTTGGTTTCTAGTGGTTCATCAGCTCTAGTTACTACATCATCATTTACAAAGGGGGCATGGAGGCATGTTGCGGCAGTATTTGATAGAAAAGCAAGCATATTAAGTGAATTGAAGCTTTATGTATCTGGAGTTCTTAGAGATACTTCTAAGACTACTTTTGATATGAACTACATAGATTTTACAGGAAGTCCTCTGAGGATAGGCTCGGGGTCCGAGCATGGCGTCGGAGCGCTTGCTGGTCTGTCAGAAATACCAAACAACCTCTGGAAAAATTTTATACCTAAAACCACATTCAGCGGCGCATTAGACGAGATTAAAGTTTATCATGGCTATCGAGGTCCGGAAAGAATATACAACAATATGGATAAAACAGTATTTCCGTCTAGCGGATCTAGTCCTTTAAAACTTTATTACAAATTTAATGAAGCCACCGGCTCTTATCCGAATAATTCAGTAGTTTTAGACTCTTCAGGTAACTCTCTTCATTCTCGAATTGAAAATTATACTACAGGTCTCCGAGAGAAAAAAGGGCTAAAAGATCCGCTGCTGATAGAAAACATGAAAATTAATCCTGTTTTATTTCCAGCCAATGAATATGTTATGAGTTTAAACTCTGATTTGATGGCTTCAGGAACCTATTATGACGCTAACAATCCAAACTTAATAACTAAATTAATTCCTCGGCACTATTTAGTTGACGATGCTAGATCGCTGGGTTGGGAAAGCTCTAGAGCCGATTTGGGGGAGCTTTATAAATACGACATCGACATCCCCGGCGGAGGAAAAGCAACCTCAATTCAAATAATATCTTCTCTTCTCTTTACTTGGGCAAGACTTTTTGATCAAATTAAAATATACATGGATCACTTTGGAAAACTCCTCACTATTGGATACGAAGATGAAGATACCATTTCAAACCAGCTGCTTAACTTTTTTGCAAACTATTATGGTTTTTCACTCCCAAATCAGTTTGCTAACGCTTCACCAGAACAGTATATCGGCGGTGAAAATTTAAATAATGAAGGCGGTATTTCTGAAAATAGTCTAAAATTTATTCAGTCTCAAATTTGGAGAAGAATATTAGTCAACATGCAAGAAGTGGTGAGATCTAAAGGAACTATTCATTCTATTAAATCTATTATGAGAGCTTCTGGTATTAATCCTGATAATTTATTTAGATTTAGAGAATTTGGTGGCTCAAGATTTATTTCTACTAAAGATAGTAGAAGTCAGAGAACTGAAGTTTCTTCTTTACTTAAGATGACCGGTAGCACAACTACAATTAAGTCACCCTTTATGAGCGGATCAAGAATTGAAGTTGGATATCCGTTTATTAATCGCGGCGCTGCGCGCGGCGCGTTGACAGTGGCAAGCAGTGCCTCTATTGTAGCTGGAAATTATTTAACAGTTACTGATGTTAAAGGAACCACACTTGGATTTCAGTTTGGCGGCACTGTACCTCGTAGCAGAATAGATTTAGACTGGTTGGGCGGTTCTGCTACTACTACGCAAATAGCACTAGCTATTTCTAATGCTTTAACAGCATCTTCTCCAGACGGTACAAAACTTTTTGGAATGACCGGAAGTGCTGTGGGCGGCCGTGTAAACCTCACCCAGTCTATAGATTTTGGTGCAGATGGTAATACTGCCATCGACGCTACCAGCATGGGCGTTGGAGCTATTACGCCGATAACTAATTTTACAGGTGGAACTGGATTTTCTTACGCTAAAAATTTATATCCGCCGCATGGAATTTCTACTATTACGAGTGAAGGTTTGTATACTTCGGGGTCGTGGACCTATGAAGCGCTTTATAATTTTAAAAACTTATCTCAAGATTCTCCTGACATAATGACCCAAAGTTTAGTCCGAATGTTTTCTACTGGATCAGCTGCCACAGCTAATCGAGGCGCTCTACTAATGAACGTAGTAGCTTATGGAACAGGGTCTGGTTTATATGAAACCGGTTCAATAGTTCTTTTTGCACGCCCAAACTGGGCAACTACAGCTCCAACTTTAAGAATGGAACTCACTGGTGTAAATGTATTTGATAAAAATAGTTGGCATGTTTCTTTTGGCAGAAATACCGGCAATGCTACGAGCTCATTCGCCACAGCTTCATATTTCTTTAGAGTCGGAAGGCAGAGTTACGGAAGCATTGTAGAGTATCACCAGACATCTTCGGTGTTTTTAGAGGGAGATATATCTCGAAGCACATTTCAAAATATTAATTCTTCTTATAACGCTTCTGGGTCATTCTTTATAATAGGGTCTGGAACTGTTGCTGGAACTGGCGGCGGAAGATTTCTACAGTCTACCACTCAAGAGCTAGTAGCTCAGCATTCTGTATTTAACGGAAATGTTGCTAGAATGAGATTTTGGTCTAACGAACTTGACGAAGACGAAGACAAAGAACACGTAAGAAACTTTCAATCTGTTGGAGTAAATGATCCCACTCTTAATTTTAACTTTGTGACGAAACCAACCGGTTCGTTTGAGAGGATGCGATTTGATGTACACTGTGATCAGATTACTACTAAATCTGATGGAACTGGTTTAATAGATTTATTTGATTTTTCTCAAAACAATCTTCATTGGAGCGGCAGTAATTTTGCGACATCATCTCAAGTCCTTAACCCTCACCAATTTGATTATTCTATTTTAGATGCTAAATTTGATGAAAGAAGCGCAGAAAACAAAGTAAGAATATGGAGTTTCGAACAAGAGCTTAATATGAAAGAATTTAACACTCTCAAAGCTCCAGTCACGACAATTCCTTTAAGTTATCCTGTTACTGATGATACTCGCTTCAGCATAGAAGTTTCTTGTGTTCAAGCGCTAAATGATGATATGATTAATCTTTTAGCCACTTTGGACTTCTTTGATAAAGCAATAGGCAATCCAGAGCTTATGTTTGCTGATGGCTATCCTAAGTTGATTAATATGAGAGAAGTATACTTCAACCGTTTAGTCGGCCAAGTAAATTATAAAAATTTATTTGAGTTTTATAAATGGTTTGACGATTCTCTCTCTATTATAATAGAGAGGTTAATACCTCGTAATACAAAGTTTTTAGGGATTAATTTTGTAATAGAGTCACATTTGTTTGAAAGATCTAAGATGAGATATCTGCAATCAGATATTTATTTAGGAGAAAATGATCGTCGAGGGTTAGGTGGCGATATATTTTTACAACAGATTGTGGGCTCTTTAAAGAGGTATTAAGTGGCTTATTCATTACTTGAAATAACTTACGGTCTTACAGGATCTTTTAGAGCTGGTGATACTAGTCCATCTCCAAGATACTGGGATAGTAACACAGCCCCGGGTTCTCGATACGCAGGCTCAGGATCTTTAAGTTCGTGGTGGAGATTAAACGATGATGTATCAGCATCTGGTAATGTTATTGACTGGAATGGAAATGCTAATCCTGGCACTTTTGCAGATATAGTTACTCGACCAACCTATAGCAGTACACTAACCCCATCAACATACGTTCAAAATGCTGTTACTGGTTCTTCACGTCTTTCTGGTTCATGCACATTTGATGGAGACGATAATGGAGTCACTGTAGGGACTGCAGCGACATGGAATG